ACGAAATCTCACAATCAACGATGGCTAGTTTTGTAAACATCGTAAAAGACTCATTTGGTGGCACCACAAGTGACCCCGTAGTTACATCTATGTACGCAAGTCCCCCAGATGCTGTCCTTCGTAACTCTAAATGGATTTCAGAAACAGAAATGGTTAATGTGTATGCGTAATATAGTTTACTTATTGATAGGAGAATTGAAATGAAGTCAATAGCCGTCCCATTTTCATTTACGTCAGACACAGGCGCTGTGTCAACCACATCATCTCTTAATACTATTATTGAACAGCAAATACTGGACATCCTAATAACGAACCCTGGGGAGCGAGTGATGAATGCACGCTATGGGGCGGGTCTTAACTCTTTGTTATTTGAAGAAATGGACCCTTTGGTGTTTGCCGAATACCGTGTTGACGCTATGCAAGAACTCAATGAGTTTCTAACCGTAGGAAAAGTGGTTGATATGAACATCACAATGCCTGACAATAACTTTTCTTTTGATGAAACAGAAAGCACAATTACTGTGTCTGTTAGGTATTCCGTACCCCCATTTGGGTCATCCGTAGTAACATTTAATCTATCTAATTCTGAAACAACAACCCTTGGGGGAGCACGATAATGGCAAGTTTTGATTACACAAGCAGGGATTACCTTGGCATTCGTCAAGATTTATTTGACCGTGCTTCTTCAGTTATCCCAGAATGGACCACACGTAACCGTGCTGACTTTGGTGTATTGATGGTAGACCTTTGGGCATACGTAGGTGACATCCTTCATTATTACATTGACCGTGCTGCCGCTGAAACCTATTTAGGTACTGCAACACAAAAGGGAAGTGTTTTGGCAATTGCAAACTTGCTTGACTACAAACCTTTATTTCAAACTTCCGCTATTGGTTCAGTAACCTTTTCTGCTACAGATGAAAACCATCCTTTGGGTTTCAGCATTCCTGCTGGAACAGGCTTGGTAGCCCCTGCGTCTGACAACAACAGTGTTGTGTACTACACCACAACAGAGTCAGCGTCTATGGCCCCTTCAGTATCCGCTGTTACTGTGTCTGTTGCTGAAGGTCAACTTATTAGTAATGAACTGCCCGTTAATGCTGTTACACGTGTAGCAGGTGTTAGCAATGGTGCATCTTCTCAACGTTACAACCTTCGTTATACAGGAGCAGTTGCTTCAAGTGTTGAAGTTTTTGTGTACGAAGGGCCTGTTGTAAGCGGAGAAGCCACGCCTGTTGAATACTCTTACTCATCTAACTTGTCTAATGTTGCTTCTAACAGTAGAAGTTTTACACTTGAAGTGTCTGCTGACAACGTAATGCAAGTCATTTTTGGAAATGGTGTTAACGGTAAAATACCTGCTAACGGTGCTGCCGTAAATGTTAATTACCGTAAAGGTGTTGGAGCGCAAGGAAACATTGAAGCAAGTCGTATTTCGTCTTTTGATTCAGGCAGTTCTATTAATGGTGTTTATATTTCATATTCTAGTGTTATGGCTGGTGGTTCTGATTCAGAATCAATTGAATCTATGCGTGCAAACATTCCTCTTATGTTCCGTACACAAGACCGTGCTGTATCAGTACAAGACTTTAAAGATTTAGCATTGCGAGCACCACAGGTGTCTAAGGCAACTTGTGACTTTACAAGTGCTCCTAATGTCTTGTTGTACACAGCGCCGTACCAAGCAGATTACCTAAACAACGCAGATTCAACAATATCTGTATCTGAAGGAATCCAAGATGCTGTGCTTGAATACTTTTCTACACGAACGTTGGTAGGAGCAAGTGTTGGTGTTAGTCCTACTGTTCCGTTGTCTCCTATGGACATCACTGTTGTAGTAAATGTACAAGACCAATATGTTGCTCAATGGGTAAAAGCCGCTGTTGAATCTGCTATTGATACTTTTTTTGAATTTGATAATGTTTCATTTGAGCAAGTGCTTTCACTTGGTTCTTTTTACAGGGCTATTCAAAATGTAGATGGGGTTGATTTTTCAACTATTACTCGTTTCCGACGCAGTATAGATTCAGCACAAGAAGTTTATACAACTAGAACTCCTGTCAATTATGGGCTATTCCGAAAAGGAACTATAGACGTTACAACATCTGGTGGTATCACGGGAATCTTGGTATAACCATGGCACTAACCTCTTTTACTTTAAGAAAGACAACATCTGGATTTGGTTCAACATTACGAAACGTATCCGCAACAGACACATCATTACGTGCTGACGGAGTTATTGGTGTAAGCACCCTTGCTCTTTCTACGGAAAATACTCTTAGCGCTAATGTTTTGTATTCCGATACCATTCGGTTGCTTTGGACTTTATCTGAACCATTGGAATATACAAGTAATGTAATCGGTGGTTCCGTGTCTGCCCCCGTTGGTTTAGTTATTGTCTCTTCTACAACAGGTGAACCTGTAACCGTTCAAGATGGTTCTATTGTTCTTACAATTGATGCAGACACACCATTTAATACTTATGATGACGTACCAAGCACACTTCCTGGTCGTTGGGTCTATTACGCTCTTTTTATTAAATACCAATTAGACACCGATTATTGGTATGAGCGTGGAGCAACTTTGTATATACAATTGCCTACACAATACAATTCAACAGACATGTTGTGGTCACATGTACCTTCGTACTACCAAGGATTAGACGAACAACAAGAAGTGTTGTCCGAAGGTTACACCCCATTGTATTCATTTTTAGAGTTGTTTGGAAATGAAGTAGACCGTACACGTACACTTATTGACAGTGTTGCTATTGCAAACGACCCTAACATCTCAGTAACTCCTGCGCTAGAACAATTGGCTTTTCAAACTGGTTTAGAAATTGGTGTTACAGAATTAGGAACAACAAAAGCACGAGCGTTGCTTAACAACATTGGTACTTTGCGCCAACGTAAAGGGACATTAGGAAGTATTATTTCTTACATCTCAGGTATGTCTGGGTGTGGTGCATCATACGAATATGTAGATGCCGCTGCACTTCCGCATGTTTTCCATGTGACAGCCCAACGAATTAACTTTATATCTGACCCCACTTTCTATGAAGTTGCCACTACCACTACAACAAGTACAGTAGGTTCATATTCACGAACCGTAACGGTTACACCAACATGGGGTGTTGTTACACATTCATCTGCGGCGCTTCCTGGAAGTGACCCTAAAATAACAATTACCAACTACCCTGAAGGAATTGTTATTACCATGGGTGCTGGTTGGGGAAGCAACGTAAACACCGTACAGGTTTATCCACAAAACCCATTTCCGTATGATGCTACCCAAACGTATTATTGTTCTTACGACACAGCGGCATCAGCAGGCGCATCTTTTACAGGTGTACACCTTATGACCAACACCAATGCCACACTCTTAGATAGTAATACACCACCTAGTACCTTCTTTGATACTAGTAAGTACATTGACGATGGATGGGATAACACATCTGTTATGCCTACTGACTCCCCTAGTCGTAGGGTATTTGAGTATGCCCCCAACTCAGGTGCTAGTTTTAGTGTAACTTCTTGTGTTCCAATGCTGGAATTTGACATGATTGGTGGAAGTTCGGTTTATATTGGTCGTTGGTTGTGGGAACCATCCTTTGTAGGAAACTACTTTGATGGTGATACCCGTGACGGTGGGTACATACCTTCTACATCTGGCGTTGCTGGTGAAGGCTTGTTTGATTACTTTTGGGGAGATGGTGGCGCTCATTCCGACTATTCATATTATCTTTTAGACCGACAGCGAACCATTGAGACAACTGAACGTGTATTGTCTCAATATGTAATTCCAGTTACCATGGTCAATGACTACGAGTTAGACTGGAATTACTACACAGGAAAATAATGAATTATCTAATTGCCGCACTAGCCGTTTACAAATTGGTACAACTTGCAGATTCTCTGACCCCTAAAGAGGCTATGCCTTGGGTCAAGATTGTCTTTTCAATAATTATTAGTTACCCTATCAGTATTGTGTTAGGTACACCTAATATTTATATTGATGGATTATCTATTGCCGCTCTTGCAGGTGTGTACCATGCAATGATACGATTGCTAATGCTCTTAGGAGACAACAGCAAGCGTAAAGTTATACGATAAGGAAACAACATGGCAACATACGGAATAATTGGTGGGGGCACGTGCCCTCAAAACATTATTGAAGACGGTTTAAAAGAACTAGGCATTGAAGGTAACACCTTTATCATTGTGGGTACTAAGCGCCCATCTACAAATGAAGAGCGTGTGTTTGATTACCTTTTAGAGAATGAAGCATCTTTTCAAGTTGTTTG